TTTTATTACCTTTGTTATTATCATTATCACTGGACCAAGTGCTGCTGCCAATGCTCCAATCTTAACTATAAGTTCTTTGGAGTTGTCACTTAAATTGCTAAATTTATCGATTAAAGGCATTACACAATTACCCAAGAAATCTTTGAGTATTGGCAACAAAATATCTCCTAATTGTGTTGATATTTCTGCTAATTGTCCTTTGATTATCTTTAATTGATTAGACAATGTTCCCATTTGTTTTTTAGCTTCTTCTTCAGCCGAGTTAGTATTGGTCAAAGATGTTGTCATATTATCTAATGACTCAGCTCCACTAGAAACTAATGACATGAACGCACTATCTATCTCTTTTCCAAACATGGTTGTTGCTTGGGTTGATGTAATTCCTGCTTTTGCAAATGTTTCTAGTATTTTAGTTAGTTTATTTGTTTTGGGATTTACACTATCTACCGATATCCCAAGTTCTTCTAGCAATTTTGACATTTCTGTTGTTGGTGTTTCAAGTTGTGTTAGTATAGATTTCAAATAACTACCACTTTTTTCTGCATTAAAGCCAGCATTTGAAAGTAATGCTATTGCTGCCGAAGTTTCTTCGATTGAATAACCAACACTTGATGATGTTCTTCCAACTATTGATAGTGCTGTTGTTAGATCATCTAGTGTCAAACTTGTTTTTGACATTGTTGCTGCCATTACATTGACAACCTTATTTGTATCGCTACTACTCATATTAAATTGGCTTAATACTTTTACAACATCAGCACTTGCATCTTTAAGTTCTACTTGAGATGCTGTTGCTAAATTCGTTAAAGTAACCAGTGAATTTTCCATTTGTGTTACCGAGTAGCCTGCTGATTTCAGATAATTCATTGAATCAGCAACTTCTGTAATGCTATATACTGTATTCGAACTCATTTTCTTTGCGACATTAGTTAATGTTTCCATTTCCTTACCTGTTGCATTGAATGATTTCTCTACTGCAAGCATACTTTCTTCTATTTCTGCACTCGATTTTACTGCCATAGTAGCGAATGCTGTAAATGGGACGGTGAAAGTTGCTGTCAAAGATGCTCCAACCTTAGCCATCTTTTTAGAAACTTTATCTAGTTGCTGTTGCGCCGATTTCAATCCCTTTACAAGGTTGCCAATGTCTGCACCTATTTTTACGACTAAGTTTCTTATTACAGCCATTTATTTTCTTTCTCCTTGTTTATAAAATCACACCTTTTTCCCTTGCCATAGCCTTCAAAATCTCATCCGACTTTGAAGTTTTCTTTTTCTTATGTGATTCTTTTATGAGATGGTTTAAGTTAGGCAACCTTTTTTGTCTTGCAAAAGCTTCTACATGCCATGCGACATATAAAAGTTCATCAATATCCTTTGATTGTTTTTCTACTGCTTGCTTACACATTAAAACCAACTCAAATGGTGTGTATTCCCATGCTTTGATTGGATCTATTCCAAGTTTTACTACAGCAAGTTCATATATTTTGTCTAACCCCCAACTTTGGTTGTCTGTTTGGGGGTTTTCTTGTTTTTTTGGTTACCAAATGCTAAGGTGAAAGCTTCTCCAAGTTTGTTTGAGATTGTGGTCAAATCCGAATAATCATCAATTAAACCACCAACAATTTCTGGAGTTAATGTTTCATCTTCGTGAGACAAGCCTGCGAACAAAATATTTCTCAAATCTCTAATTGATAAATTTGTTAAGTCTAATGCCGATATGGGTTTGCCTGTCAATTCTTCTATTGTGCATAAAGCATTGATTCCATATCTCAAATTTCTTGCTTTATCTAACTCGACTGTTACTGATTTTTTCATCTTACTCTATTTCTCCTTCTTCAAAAGTTAAAGCACCGCACCCTGTAAATCCGATTGAAATACCAACCACATCTGCCACAGGATCATCTATACTTAATGATGTAATAACTGCTGCACCTGAATAGTAATGTTTTTCATCGACATATAATCTTAAAATTACAGTTGTGCCTGTTAGGTACGCTGATTGTAATCCGTTTTGAACATCTTCATTTGAATCTACACTTGTAATTGTGTAATCGCCATCACTAGTTGCTGTCCACTCTTTAAGTCCAAGAATGTATGACTTCCAATCATCTCCAAGAGATGTTGTGTCTAGTGTGCTTACACTTAATGATAAAGACCAATTCTTAATACCGATTATTTTTGAAGTACCAAGACAAACCTTGCCATTTTTTCCTGCTATTGCCATAATTCCTCCTATAAAAATTAAATAAAAAACTCGAATTCAATTACATGAACCGAGTCGGTTGTATCGAACTTGTTACTGCTAGCATCGTTAACAATAAAGTCCGACTTTATAAATGTTGCTTGCACTTTTGTTCCAAACATATCTCCGTGATAATCCTGGAACATTTCTTTTAATAGTCGTGATAGTTTTCTTGCCTTTTTAAATGTTTTTTCGTGACAATCAAACTGCACTATTATTCTTTCAAATCCCGTGTCTTTTTGTAATGCTGAATCATAACTTGCTGACACAGGATAATAAACCAAGGCTGGGATTTTATCGTATTGTGGAATAAACATTGGGTAAATGTTATCTCCCACTATTTTCTTTAATTCTGCATTACTATTCAAATATTCATTTATGCTCTGCAAAAAGTCTTTTTTCATAGTTTTTTATTGACCTCATTTATTACCATTTCAGTAATTTTTTTATTGATTGCTTGAACATTATTGTCTATTGCATTTCTCAAAAATGGATTTGCTGGAATGCCACGAGCTCCTAATTCTACGAAAGTTCCATATCTTAGACTTTTATCATATTCTATTGTTACTTCTGCTTTTGTTGGACTTTGTTTGCTTACTCTTACCTTTAAACTATTTTTAAGAGCACCTGTTCTCACAGGACAATTCTTTTTCGCATCTTCTAATGCAATTTGCCCACCAGCATTTGCCGCAATAGTTAATATGTCCTTTGCTGAATCTCCCATTTCTTTTAGTTCTTTTGCAATTTCATTTGCACCTATAACATTTCCTGCTACTTTTCTTTGCTTTGCGCTATAAGCCATTTTTAACCACTTCCTTACAAATAATTACCGACATATAATGTCCTGTGTTATGATCTAATATTGACTCAATTTCTAAAACTTTGTCTTTATATTTTATCCTGTCAATTTCTTGAATTTCTGGGGTGTGTCTTATTGTAATTTTATAAGACTTTATTGCTTGATTTTGGTCGTTTGTATAACTTTCTCCGCCACCGTTATCTTCAATCTTAGCCCATCTTTTAAATAAGGTTACCCATTCCCCGTCAACACCACCATATTCATCTCTTATTTCTTGAAACCTTATGATTTCAATTCTTCTATTTAGTTCGCCAATATTCATTAGTATTTCTCCTCACGATATGCAAAGAGCAATCTTCTAATTGTGTCAGTCAAATCATGCATTATAATTCCGTACGACCTATCTACTTGCCTTGATTCAAATAATGTTGAAATAGCATACATTATTGCTTGTTTTATTGTTTCTGGAATTGGAGAAAACTCCGTAAGGTTTTTACGGAGTATACCTTCTACCATTTCCTTTGCTGTTTCCATTAGCGAAGTGATGAGAGAATCTTCATCATCACTATCTATTCTTAAATATAGTTTTACTTCTTCTAATGTTGGCATTTTCTCATCACTCTCCAATTTATTTATTCGTTATATCTTGGTTCACTTAAAACCACTACAATATTACCTGTTATTGTAGTTTCTGCTACTGCATCAAATGTAATTTTAAATGCTGTTGCATCATCATGTGCTAATTCGTTAGCAACAATATCAATTTTTGATTCTGTGTTATTACCAATTGTAATTTCTTGAGATTTTATTTCTTTCTCACTTGCATCTGGAAGGATTGCAATTACTTTTGCAGTTGTTTTTGTTGCTTCGCCTTCGCCTGTTGTTATAACAACTTTTGCACTTTGATAATTATCAAGTTTTACTTCTTTTGTTGTTATAGCAGATGCAAACGAAGTGCCTGCATCTACTAATGTTTCTATTTTGTTAATTACGTATTGACTCATATTTTACCTACCTTTTAGTTTCTTTTCCCTAATGCCACAAATGGACTTACTGTTGCGCTACCTTTGTATGGTTGTAATGCCTTATTCCAAACTGGTTGACCGTCCACTCTATAAATGAAACGGAACACATTTTCATCGTAAAGGAATCTTACATGAATTGATGATGTTGCATTAATTCCACCTTTATCAATAAGTACATATTGACTAAAGTCGGCAAGGATAATATCTCCCACTTCGCCTAATGCTGAGCATTGTTCTAGTGGTACAACTGGTCTACCAAATAAAGTTCCATATGGAGTTTCGCTTAGTCCACCTGCTGGAATATAAACTGGTTTATCGCCAACTTTTAATGTGTAAAGTAAAGGTTCAATTTCTGCATTGATATACCAAACCGAATTTGCACG